AAGGCCACTCCCTAGTCAGAAGAGGCGATCCCTCCCGTATACAGGGAGATATACCCATTGATTTTCTCAACAAAATACAACAGGTAAAATATCGGTTAAACCCGTTCATAGTTAATACTGCTATGCTGTTAGAGGAAAGAGGTATTAGTGTAGGAAAGTTTCTCCCAATCATAAATTACGAGCTGCCACCAAAGCCATACGACATAGCAGACAACAAAGAATCCCGTAAGAGGTATCGTAGGGAAGCGGCAGAAGTAATGAATAAGCGAGCAGCAGAGTTCAAGAGATCCTGCCGAACACGCATGACCATGGAAGCCGTACGTAGATACAAGGATTTAGATTTCTATATACCTTGGTCGTTTGACTATCGTGGTCGTGCGTACCCTATCCCTGCTTTTCTGACACCACAAGACACAGACTTTGGAAAAAGTTTACTACAGTTTGCTGATGAAGCAGATGAGATATCAGAGAAGTGGTTAGCTTTCCAAGTAGCTACCAGTTATGGTCTTGATAAGGCTACTATGGAAGAGAGACTTGAGTGGACTAGAGCTAATGTCTCACTTGTCTCAGCTGTTGCGACTAACCCTGTTGCATTTCTTGCAGAGTGGGAAGCAGCAGAAGAACCTTGGCAGTTTCTAGCTGCCTGTGAGGAATACTATCATTGTTGTGTTAAACTAGATAGAAAGACTACCTCACTACCCGTGGCAACCGACGCTACATGTTCGGGCTTGCAGATACTTGCAGGACTCGCTCGGGATAAGTCCACAGCTATGTTAGTCAATGTAGTCCCTTCTGATCAACCACAAGATGCATACCGAAAAGTGGCAGAGACTGCATTAAATTTAGGTATACCGGCTAACATACATCCTGTCTGGGATCGCAAATGTGTGAAAAGGACAGTGATGACTATACCTTATAATGCAAAGCCTTTCTCTAATAGGTCTTATATTAAAGATGCATTAAGGGAGAAGGGAGTTGAGGTCGATAAAGACGATCTAACGCAGATAGTTAATACTGTACGTCAGGCTATGAACCTTATCGTTCCCGGGCCGATGTCAGTTATGAAATGGATAGAGACTGAGGTTTCACAATCACTAAGACGTGGAGCCAAACATGTGGAGTGGACAACACCTTCTGGGTTTGTCGTTAAGCAACACATTATGAAAAAGAAGGTAGAACGATTAGACTTACAGCTACTTGGTAGATGTCAGTTATCCGTTGCAACCGAGGACAGCGACAGTATTGATCTTACTAGACACAAAGCTGCGACTGCACCCAACCTTATTCATAGTCTCGACGCATCACTCTTACACCTCGCTGTGCGTAGTTTTGATGAACCAATCGCACTAATACATGACAGTGTGTTAAGCAGATGTTGCGACATGGATAAACTATCTGCTATAATAAGGGAGACGTACATGATTCTCTTTGCAGAACATGATTACCTCCGTGACTTTGCCCGACAAATCGGAGCAGAGACAGAACCGCCTATTATTGGCGATTTACAGCCAGAAACTGTTATAGAATCCACTTATTTTTTCTGTTAACATGACAATAGACATTTATAAGGATGCTTTCTTTTCACATAGTCCATTTTCTAGTTTCTTTGCACCTACAGAAATATATGTAGTCGCTAGAGAGGATATAGAGAAAGCAAAACTTGAACAAACAAAGAAACAATTAGAAGCAATTAACAACAGAATTGCATACTACGAAGAACAAAGAACCGAAGTTCAAAAAGAACTTGACCAACTAACCCGCAAAAAGGAGACCGCAACCAATGCCTAAAAACGTCCACGTGACTGACGAGATCAAACTAGAAGGCTTCCAAGCCATACTTGAACCGGGTAAATTCGGTTACTCTTTATCAGCTGTCGTTGATGAAAGTGTAATTGATGCACTCGAGACCGAAAGAACAGCTTTGCTCGGATGGGCAGAGTCTAAACTTAAGAATCCAAAGAGAGCCACCTTAAAACCTACACCATGGGAGGAGGTAGCAGATGGAAAATATAAAATTAAATTCTCATGGGGAGAAGACAGGAGACCGGGCGTTGTCGATACAGAAGGCACACCAGTCACCGATAAAAAGACACCACTATATGGTGGATCAACAGTTAAACTTGGTTTCTTTCAGAAGCCGTACATACTCAGGGATGGCGTTACCTACGGAAGTAGCCTTAAGCTGCTTGGCGTACAAGTTGTTGCTGTAGGAGAAGGTGCTGCTGTAGACACAGATAGCATGGACGAAGCAGATGTTGCCGATATGTTCGGTAAGACTGATGGCTTTGTCGCCACAGCTACTGGTAGAAATCCCGAAACTGAAACAATAAATGAGCAAGAAGAAGAAGACTTTTAGGTCTAAGCTCGAAGAAAGCGTCGCAGATATACTAGATAAGGTGGGTGTTAAGTATGAATATGAGACTCATAAGGTAGCATATACCATACAACACCACTATAATCCTGACTTTGTGTTAGTTAATGGTGTAATGCTAGAGACTAAAGGATACTGGGACGCTGCTGATAGACGTAAGATCAAGTCAGTCGTGAAAGATAACCCTGATATTGACTTACGCATGGTATTTCAAGCTCCTTTTAATAAGATCAGTAAGAAATCCAAAACTACTTATGCCCAATGGTGTGAGAAACACGGCATTAAATGGGCATCAGCACACGCAATCCCCATAGATTGGTTAATATAATGAAAGAAGAAAGCGAATTTGTGGCACACGAACCTTGCGAAAACTGTGGTTCATCAGATGCTAACTCAGTTTACTCTGATGGTCACAAGTTTTGCTTTTCGTGTAACACCTATACTCCAGCTGAAGACTGGACACACACCCATACACGAATGACAAATGACAGTAAAACAAAAGCTCGATTCCTCGGAGAAGCCGAAGCCCTTAAAAAGCGAAGAATCAGCGAAGCAACCAACAACTTCTACAGAATCTACAGATATGGTAACACCTTACGTTTCCCATATTATGGAGATGATGGCACAGTTGCTGGCTTTAAAATCAAGACTAAATCAAAAGACTTCCATTACGAAGGACAATCTACAACAACGCTTTTTGGTCAACACTTATTTCCTACAGCTGGCAAGCGAATTGTTATCACTGAAGGAGAATTAGATGCAGCCAGTTGTTACGAGGTTATGTCAGGTTGGCCGATGGTCAGCTTACCTCATGGTGCGGCAAGTGCCAAAAAAGACTTACAAAGACAAATCCCATTCTTACAGGGATACCAAGAAATCGTCCTCTTCTTCGACAACGATGACGCAGGGCGTGAGGCCATTGAATCTGCCTCGGGAATACTCCCCTCCGGTCGTGTTAAGATTGCTCGACTCGAAAATTACAAAGATGCAAGTGATGCTCTCCAAGCTAACGACCCTGATGCGATAAGGAGAGCAATATGGGACGCCAAACCTTACAGGCCAGACGGCATCGTAGATGGCAAGAACCTACTACAATTAGTTACTGAACCAGATGCAGACTCTAAGTACTTATATGAGTATGAAGGATTAAATGAGAAGCTACATGGTATCAGATACGGAGAACTAATCACAATCACTGCCGGAACTGGTAGTGGTAAGACTTCATTTGTCAGGGACTTAGCTGCTCACTTATGCGACTTAGGTGAGACAGTAGGTATATTAGAATTGGAGTCTAATAATAAAAGGACAGCTCTTGGCTTAATGTCAGCAGCTGCCGGTAAAGCTTACCATATCGGTGAGCATGATGAAAAAGAGCTAACGGAGGCTTTCAATGCTACGCTTAATAATTGGAACGTCTATCTTTTTGATGGCTTTGGAAGTTTTGACCCAGATGTTATTTACAACAGGATCGAATACCTTGCCAGTGGATTGGAATGCCGTGTTATATTCCTAGACCACTTAAGTATATTACTATCAGGACTTGATGGTGATGAAAGAAGAATGATAGATTCCACCATGACTAGGTTACGCAGCTTAGTCGAAAGAACAGGTATCACATTATTTTTAGTATCACACTTAAGGAGGTCAAATAGTGACAATAATTCGCACGAGGAGGGAGGACGTGTATCCCTCGGACAATTACGAGGCTCTCATTCAATCTCTCAAATCAGCGATTGCGTCATCGCTTTGGAACGAGACCAACAGAGCGAAGATAACAACAACATTACAACTGTTAGAGTTCTTAAAAACAGATATTCAGGCGAAGTTGGAGTCGCTACCAGATTAACTTATGACCTATCTACCTGTCAATTTTACGAGGCAAAAGATGAAACTGAAACAACACCAATTTTCGACGCAAGCACAGAGTTCTGACTTGCAGAGACCAAACCCACCCACCAAGCAACAGAAGAGAAGTGCCAAATTTAGAGACAAAACCTACTACCCTCCTGTTCGACATAGAGACGACACCTCTAAACGCAGAGAGGACTGAAATTCACTGCATTGTTGTCTTAGATTATGAGACAGGTGAGACTGAGAGATTCAATGACACCGGACAAGCAATGCCGATAACCAATGCTGTTACATCCCTCATGGATGCTGACACCATCATTGGACATAATATTATTGGATTTGATATACCAGTAATAAAAAGAGTCTACCCATTCTTTGAACCAAAGGGTAGAGTTATAGATACATTAATATTATCAAGGTTATACCACGCTAATATGCTTGAGGTCGATCGAAAAGCACAGATAGATGGTATGCCACCAAAGCTATATGGCCGCCACTCTCTGGAATCCTATG